CAATATTCCGCCTAACTTATTGTAAGCGTCGCGGAATGCCTCGTTAGATTCCGCAATGAGTTGATATTTTATAACAAGGGTTCGGGCCGGATAGCGCTTGCTTTTGATTCGCTCACCGTCCCTCGCCCCTGTTCCAAAGGTTTCTAAAAGGGGCGAGAGTGATTCTCGCCCCTTGACGTTAAGTGTTCGATACCCAGCGATAAGATTTTCCAAATACTCGCCGTTGAGCATCATTGCCTCGGAGGGAAGCACATGGCTTTCCGAGGCTTCGGTCACATCTACGAAATTATACATGCTTTCCCTCCTAAATCCTGCCGTGTTTTCTGCTGTCTATTCTCTGTTGTCTGTTGAGTTCTGCCTGCGAATGATGGGCGGTTGCTCTTGCAAATTCCTTGCCGTCAATGGTCAGCGGAACCTCGATTGTATAATCGGCGTTTCTATAATAATCATAGTCCGCCGACAGTTCGCCGCTATATGCCATAGCAAGATTCGGGGTCGCAACGGTCGGAATAGAAACGAGTTCCATTGCCGCCGCTTTAGCATTGCGGATATTGTCACGCAACGCATTCACAAAGCCGACACCGCACATGTCACCCTCTCCATAGAAAAGGCGTGACGGGCTGTGGATTTTCGCTTTGGCTCGGATCGCCTTGTCAGCTGCCGCTACCATCTTATTTGCCGCCGCTTGGATCACGCCAAGCATGGACAGCATACCATTTGCAAAGCCGATGCTAATATGAGCGCCTGCATTAAACGCAAGCGCCTGCCCCGATTGCAGAGCAACAGCAACGGCCGCAACGGCCATGATTGCGACAGGGACGGCCGCCGCCATTCCGCTTGAAAGAGCAGATTTGAAGCCATCGGACATGCTCTTGGCCGCATTGACGACATCCTTTTCGGTGCTATCAAAAGCCGACACAAGGGCTTTCAATGCGGTTTTTGCTGTGCTTCCGATTGCCTTAAGGCCGGATTCCACAATATCAACCGACTTGACCATGCTGTCCATTGATTTCTTGGCGGATTTTGCGTTTTTGGAAATAGATTTCATTTCAGCCGTAACAGCAAGCAAAGCCAAAGCCAAGCCGCCAACACCAATGACAGCACCAAGGCAAGCCACGCCAAATGCACCAACGGCAATAGCCGTCATGCCACATTCGACAAGGAGCGTTGCAAGCGGGATCAAAAGCATCAACAGAGAGGCCATCAATGCAACGGACATTCCCATCAGCATAACAAAAGAGGTTGCAAGCAAGAGCGCACCGACCGCCGCCAGCGGCAACGTCACCGCAAGCATCTGCACAGCGGCCGCCGTTAACAACATGGCCACAGCGCACACCGTCAGCCCTGCCGATAACAACAAAACAGCCACAGCACACACCGTCAGCGCAACACCTAAAGCGAGTGTCGGAATTGCCGCCGCTAATGCACCAGCCGCAAAGACCATAAGGCCAAGGCCAAGCAGAGCAAAGGCCCCCGCCGCCTGCGATCCGTATGTCGCAATTAAGGGAAGAACCACAGCGACAAGAGCAATGGCCGCCGCCATAATCAACATTCCTGTCGCAACGAGCAAAACAGCCGTTGCAATGGTCAGCAATGCCACCGACAAGATAACTGCCGGAATGGCCGCTAAAGCCGCGCCAGCCGCAAAGACAACCAATGCACTACCAAGCGCAAGAATGGCAATCGATCCCGACAAGCCGTGTTGTGCAATAATCGGAAGCACAAGCGAGATCAACGCAAGAGCAAGAGCGGCCACAAGGGCCGCCGCCGCAATTATGGTCAACGCTACCGCAACAATAGTCAAGCCAACGCCCAAAACGATTGTGGCAATACCGGCAGCCAAAGCACCGGCCGCAAATACAGCCAACCCAACACCGACAACAATAAGCGCAACAGCGCCCTCCGATGCGTGTTGAGCCAGCAACGGCAAAGCAAGTCCAAGCAAAGCAACACCGCCAGCCGCAGCAATCATTCCAAGGCCGAGCGAAAGAACGCCAGCACCAAGAATGGCAATAGCAACGCCAAGAGCAAGAGCCGGAATTGCGGCCAAGCCTGCACCGGCGGCAAAGATAGCCAAACCAGCACCTAACTGCATGAAACCAACGGCCGCTTGTGCGCCGTATGCGGCGATAAGCGGTAAGCACATCGTCATAATTGCCAATCCGAGAGCCGCAAGCATCAAGCCTGCGCCGACCATCAAAATACACGCTCCAAAGGCAAGCAGGCCGACGGACGCGGCGGTCAATGCTGTACCCAAAACAGCCGCACCAACGGCAAGCAAGACAATGACGGCAACCATTCCGAGCATGACACCGATTGCGCCCCATCCCGCATTTGCAAGAGCAATGGACGCGGCGGCCATAATAGCAAAGCCGACCGCAATTAAGAGAACGGCCGCACCAAGCATCAAGAATGCCGTGGCAACAGACACCATTTTTTCACTCATTGGAGCGCAACTCTTCATCAATGCCGCCATGCCGATTCCTATACCGACAACGGCAATGACCATTCCAGCCATTACAGCAATAGCGCCTCCGCCTGCTTTAGCAAGAGCGATCGATGCTTGCGCCAAGATACCAAAACCAAGGGCGATTGCAAGCACAGCCAAGCCCATAAGGGCATAACCTTTCGCCGCAGAAAGCATTTGCTCTCCGCTTGCCGCACTTGTCGTGCCGACGGTTTTCTGCGCCTTTGAAACCCCAAATAATTTGCTTGCGAGGCCGCCAAACACGCTTTTGGCAATGTTGCCGATTCCCTTTGCAAACGACACGATGCCAGGGACAACGGTTTTTGCAATCTTAAATCCCTTTATGCCGATAACGATTGCGGGCAACCACTTAATAATTTGAGCGATTGTCCCCGCATTGTTTTTTATAATACCGGCAACGGATTTGATAAACGACGCAACGCCCGCCATCGCATCCTTGAAACTGTCGATTGATTCGGTCGATCCAAACTCACCCGTAATGCCTGTAAAGGCTTGTGCAACGGCTTTGATTGCATCTCCGACAGCCTTTCCAACACCCGCAAACGACGACTTAAAAGCATTCCAATATTTCATAACATTGTTAAGCCCTGCGGACACCTTGCTTGCCAACTTTGATGAATCGATCTTGTCAAAAGCCGCACCGATTTTATCGATTGCGCCGATTGCTGCTTTGCTCAAAACATCAAAGGCGGGGCCGAGTTTGTTTGAAATGGCATCCTTTGTGCCGTCGATTGCCTGGCCTACGGTCTTAAATTCCGTCGCCATGTCGGAAAACTCGGCACTTGTTCCGACCTTGTTTATTGCGTCGAAAAATTCCTCGGTCTTTATCGTGCCGTCTTGCACCGCCGTAACGAGTTCGGATGTAGACATCCCCATGTGTTTTGCAACGGCGGCCATACCAGCGGGGGCTTGTTCAAGCATCAACTTGAAATCTTGCCACGCCACGGTGGGCTTCGCCGCCATCTGTACGGCCTGTTGCGATAGAGTTTTCATTGCCTGTTGCGGGTTTTCTGCTGATGCCGCAAGGCCACCAAAGCCCTTGACGAGTTTTGATGTGTCCTTTACACCAACAGCAGCCAACTGCGAATAGGTCTGCGCCATATCCGATGCGCTATAAACGGTCTTTGCCGCGAAATCTTGCAAATCCTTTTTGATGTCGTCAATACTGCCCTCAAGTTTGCCGCCGTTCTTTTCGACAATCTGCATATTTTTTGCGAATGTCGACCAAGCGGCATTGGAATTGCTTATGTCGCTAACCAAGCCGGTAACTCCACTCGAAAGGGCGTTGAATGCGGCTTGCCCTGCACCTTGCAAGATGCCAAACGACAAGCCGCTTATTTTGCTGTCGATTCTGTCAAGCGTATTCGAACAGGATTTGAGAACAGAGGAAAACCCGCTATCTTTAGCGGACAGGATCGCCTTTACGGAATAACTGTCAGCCATCCTTTATTCTCCTTTCTTTAACAACTTACCAATGCCGGAAAATCTGCTCTTTTCTTGGCCCTGGTTTTTAACCTTGGCCAGTTCCTTTTCGTAATCATAGAATTTTTTGAATCTGCTATATACGGGCTTTGTCTTATGCTTACCGGCCTTTTTCTCTGCCTTTACGGCAAAGTTGAGGAATGCCTGCAAATGGTTGCGGTAATCGGTGTCGATTTGCCTTAATCGTGCCGCCTCCATAAGCAACTCATATTCCGGCAAGGTCAGCCTGTCGACCTCTGCGAAACTCTTAAAACCTAAATAACGAAAACAATTCAGCGCAATTTCTCGGTATTGATCCTCGAATGTTAGTTGTTCGCCTGCTTCGCTTTCTCCGCCTCGATCGCTTCCTCCAACATCGCCACCGTTTTCTTGGTAGCATTTGTTTTCCTTAAAAAATCGAGTACCCCATCGAACAGATCGTCGATGTCGGTTTCGTCGTTGTCAATGAAAGCGTCGAGCAACTCACGGCTCACACGGGGATTCTGCCCCTTGTTGGCCACATCGAGAATATCGACAAGCGCCTCAAGGTCGCCGTCCATGACGGATGCAACGGTATATCGCAGGCCGATGTTTTTCTTGACATCCTTTAACCCGTCGACGGGTGCGCCGACTTTCTTATTGATCTCACGCATGAATCCCATACCAAAAGAAAACTGATAAACGGTATTGTCGATAGTAAGTTCAAACATTATTTTTTTCCTCCAAATGATTGTAAAAAAGGCGGGTGTCTTGCACCCGCCTTTTATCTGTTTATTTTATTTTTTATGCGCCGGCCTTGCTGGTGTCAGCAAAGACATAATTTGCAACGGCCTGCTGATCGGCCGATACGGTGACATCGCCTTTCACACCCGCACCATTGATGGCAAAGGTGGTCGAAATCTCCACATGATCCTCGGCAGAGGACGAGCGGCTAATTTCGGTGATGTAGCCCTGGAAATAGCGCCCCTTGAATTTGTTGGCTCCACCCTCGGCGGGTTCGTCGAGGTTGGCTTCCCAAATCTCAAGCAGCTTGCCGTTGTCGAGGGCATCTTCCAACTTTTCCACCATTGCATCGCCCTTGGCGAGAATGGAGGTCGAGGTGATTTCCTGCTCGATAGCACCGGGAGTGCTTACATTGCCGTCCTTGGTGGGGGTCGATTCGCTGTCCTTGGATTTGGTGCGCTCGTTTTCGGTGACGAAAGCAAGAGCCACGCCGTTCTCGGTGGCCGCATCGTCTTTCACGCGGTACAGATACACAATACGCTTGCCCTGTACGGCTTCGGCGAAAAACTGTAAATTGATTTTCATTTGCGTTCCTCCTAACTAAAGGTAAATTGTAATTCTAAAACGCCGTGCAAAAGCGGCGTTTTTGTTGATGTGTCGGTCATAATTCTTTCGTTGACATCTCGCAATGACCATGCGAAATTGTCCGTGTGCGTCAGTTGTCGGGAGTATTGCTTCATTTTGAGTAACATTCCCGAAAGTGTGCCGCGCCGCTTTGTTTCGCTCCACGCATGGATCGTGGCAAACACGCTCCCAAAAACTGCGCTTTTGTTGGCGGCATCCGATTGCCGAAACTCGCCCATATAGACAAATTCATCGGTGACGGATTCGGGCGGCATGACATCATAGACGGCAAGCCCCAGCGATTCAAAGCCGAGTTTTAATGCCGTATAAAGTTCCTGTTGTGGATCGCGCATATCATTTCACCAGCCTGTCCATGTCCTTTTTGAATTGTTGCATTTGCGCCTCATAGGCGGGCTTCAAATACGGTTGCGCCGTCATAAAGCGTGTTCCGAGTTCCACATAAGCGGAGTATTCCGCCTTGGGTTCTACCTCTGCGGCCATTCCTCCGTCTGTGAGTTCAAGCATGATTTTTTCCTTGAGGTTTCCCGTGGGCGGTACAAAGGTATTGCCGCGATAATGCCCCTTAAAGTCGGCATTGTCTTGCGCTTTCTGTTGCAACTCTGCACCATTCTGCGCAATAACACGCTTCACATCGTCCATTTTGATGTTTTTTGCAATGGCCTTTTGCAGTTTGGCGATTCCCTCAAATTTAATCGCTTTTCGAGCCATGGCCGTGTACCTCACTCACCACGAATGATTGTTTGAGGCGGTGGGGGAATTCCGTGTCCACGCGATACAACTTTGCATCCTCGCCCTCGCCGATGCGGATAAAGTCAAACGGTTTGCTGAAATGATTTTGCAGGCGAATTGTGAGGCTGCCCTGCTTCAAATCGCCATATACAAGGGTGTTTGTGCTTATGCCCGTGTTTGTGACAGAGGCATATTGCATAACCTCCTCCGTCGTGTCGGGCGCATAGTCGCCCGTTTTTGTGTCATATTCACCATGAATGACGCGACGGAAATATACGGGTGTGTCATATCTCATAAGAAACGCACCCGCCCTTTTTTGCCGCTGTTTTGAGCGTCAAGGAAAGCCTGTATATCATCGGCATAGGGGGCAAAATCATTGTCGGAAAAGGCCATGCTTTCCCCGTCGACGGTATGGCTCGATAAGCCCTCCGATCCGATGCGGTTATATCGGGCAATAGAAACCTCGATAATGATGTCACGCATACTGTCGGGGGGATCGATGTCACCGATCAACCGTTTCAACCGCGCCGTGGCCATCGAAACAATGAGGGAAAGCGTGTCGTCCTTGCTTGTGTCGGTTATGCCGAGCATTTTTTTTAAATCATTCAGCATAGGCCGCCCTCCTTATTCCTCGTCGGTTGTTTTCGTGCTTTTCTTTGCGGGGGCTTTCTTCTCCTTAACAATGCGGATCAACGGTTGACCCTGCTTGTTGTTGCTCCCCGCCAGTTCAGCGATGCGCTCGTCGGACGCAACCGCGCCGTCGTGGGGGAATACATCCCCCACATTATAGACGTGGTTGTTGTCCTCAAGGTCGAGAAAATACTTGACGACTTTATACATCA